GTTTTGAATTCTTCAACTAAGAATATATTTGCACTTTCAAAAAGTCCGACTGATACTTCGGGTATATGAATCTTACCCTCCCAAATACCTGTAACTTCGTCAAAGACGAAGTTCAGGTCATTTCCGTCTTTGTCGAAAAAACCTAAGAATTTGTACAATATATCATTCATTATTAGTCTATATATTCGTAGTTCTTATCTACTGTGTAAACTCTATGAATCGCAATCCATTTTACACCTCGTATGATGTTCGTGAAATAATCTGTTATAAATGTCAGGAATGTATTTACAGTAGGATTTCTTTGTAAATGTTTAGATGTTGACTTCTGCATGAGATGTTCACGATAATCAAACCCTAAGTTTTTACGCTGTTCCCCTCTGGTACGAGCTTCTCTATATAAACTTTTCTTTTTATACTTCTTTAAACCCTTTAAAAGTTCTTCCTGTTCTTCATTCATATTATGCTATCTTAGCAGCGCTCTCTTCTGGTGTTTCACCATTTTGAAAAGATGTTGTAAGTGTCATCAGTCCAGCTTCTAATGCTTTATCAAGTTTACTTCCTTTAATACCTTGTTTTACTAAGATATCTAAAACCTCGCGGATATGTAATTGTAAATCTTGAACGAATCCTTCATTTACTGTTACAGTTAATGTATCAGTTGCTGATTCGTATACACAATTTAATGCCAATTTTGCAATTTGTTTATCAATTGATGTTGTTCTTGATTCTGCTATAAATTCGTCAAATGTTTTTAACTTTTCCATGCTTATTATTTATTTGTTTATTTAAGTTTTTTCATATTCTCTGACTGAACTCTATTATTTAAGTTCTGAACAATCTTCTCTTTAAAATAAATTGAAAGAGATGAAGGTTGCCCATTTGTAGGGAATTCGTTATAATATGTATCGTTTCTATCTGACCATCCTCCTCTTATAATAGGCAGTTCTTTATCGCCAATTACTATATCACCAAATTCATCAAGTCCTAAACGAGGATCCTTATTTGGCTCAATCATGATTTTAGTTTGTATTTCTTCTTTATTGAAAAATACGTATCTCTTTTTATTTCCTTCACCTTCTTGTAAAAACGGAGTAGTAGGAGATATTTTAAATGTCTTCTTAATATAATAACCATTTGAAATAGCCTCTTCATTTGCTTGTGAAACAAAGAATACATTTACAGAGTCAATACCTTCAATACCTTCGACAATAGCAACTAAATCTGATTTAGGAATTTTATCTCTTCTTCTGACAGAAAGAAAATAAACACTTAATTTATTTCTAATTTCAGTTCTTATAGAATCCTTATCGTAACCATCAAAAAATCTTAATACAATATTACAGGCATATCTAGTAACCTTCGGATCTATAATTGAAACTTCAGATGATGTAGCTTGTTGACCGCTTTCATTTATAGCCCTTTTAATAGCCATTTTTTCAGCATCTTCTAATGTAAATTCCTTTTCAGGCAAACTAAAATAATCCATATCAGATGTTAGTTTTCTATTAACATCAGGTAATAAGAATAAATATGTTACGTTATCGTCATCTAAATATTCATCATTTCTAGTATTATAAGCATCGATATAAGAGAATGAATTATAACGTGCCAAGAAATATTCATAGTTTTCAGGTCCTGATAATACAAAACTTTTACTTGCTAAAGGCGCAATGAATTTTGTAAATGACGTATTTTCTGCATCTGCACCAAGTCTAGGAGAATTAACAGTTTGAATTATTAATAAATCATTTAAATCATGTTCGCCACCTCTAAAATCAATACCTGAATCTTGAAATTGGAATCCAACATCACCTGCACCTAAATCTATAATACCGCCAGTTCCAGCATGTTCTAAATATTGTACCTCAATAATAGCACCAAATTCTGGAACAGCTCCAAAATAACCATTACCGAATATTAAATCTAAACCTCCTGCAAGACCAGTTCTTACTACAACTCCATTAACACTATCTCCAGCCATATCATAAGTAGAATGGAATTTCTTCCATAATACACCGTTAACCAAAACTTTAATATCATCGTGATCTATTGTACTAGTAATATTAATATTAAATGTCTGTGTAGATCTTCCTGTTCCGAAAACTTTCTGTGAGAAATATTGTCCTTGAACTATAATACCGTGTATAAAATCTGATTCGCCTTTTACTAAACGTATTTCATCATGTGAGAATTTTAACGTATAAGTTAAGTTATTATTTAAACATTTAAGTATAGTACCGTCCTTAATTGTAAGATGTGGTCCTGGAAAACTATTTTCTTGTCCTGGTTTAAATCTAAATTTGATTTCTCCTCTTGCAGATACTCCTCTATAAGGATCATGTCCTGCTAATTGTGCAGTACCATAAATATCACTAACATCAGTTGCAGTTAAGAAGTTATTAGATGCTGCGACATCTTCCAGATATAAAAGTATCATCATACCAATATTAGATACTGCTACAAGTATCTGACCGTACGGTGATGCAGGTGTAAACACAGCTCCTGCTGTACGATATACTCTTGAAAGATAAGCTCGCGTGTCAGCAAAGATTTCATCACCTTGTATTCTAACTCTATTTAAAAATGTGCTTTTATTCTCTGCCATTTGGCAATGTTATTTTTAAGATAATACTAATCCTGTTTTACGTGCTCCGTCTACTAATATATCGACAACGCCTATGTCACGTTCAGTACCCTTGAAGAAGCGCACATTAACATCGACTTTAAATTTATTGGCCAAAGGACAATAGTTTTGTATCTGGTTATATATTGCTGTTTCAATTACACCTCCAGATACTGTTAATGAAAATATTAAATCTTCAATATTTGTTCCAAGAGTTTCAGCCCCTAATACATCACCTTGTCTGGTAAATAAAAGCATTTCTATTTGTTGCAATAGAATATGAACTTCATCGTCAACTTCAATTAATCCAGGGTTAAATCCTGGGTCACCATCTACTTGTATATATAAATCTGCCATATTAACTCTCTATAATTTTAATTTTAAACTTAAGACCTTTATTTGATATTATTCAATTTTAACCATTCTGGCGTAATAATCATAAATTCGAAATTTAGGCCCCTTAAGTTTATATTGCTCAATAATTAAGTTAATATTTTCCATTTTTACATGTATTAGTTTAATTATACATCGGCAAATATTAACAAAACACTGAAAACGGTCAACTCGTTAAAAACCAGTCAACTCCTTCGTCTCCTTTGATTTCCTCTTCAATTGCTTCTAATTCTGTTGTTGCGTCATCTCTAATCATGTCACCGTTTAATGTAATATTGCCAGGCATTTGATAGCCGAACATCATTATCATTGTGCCAATTGCTTTTTTAACATGTGCCGAAACATATCTAAAGAATATTTCATCTTGATATAAAGCACAATCAGAAATGGTCTCATATACTTCTAATACTAAATGGTTCTTTGGTTTTTCACCAAGAATTTTCAATTTACGAGTAAGTCTATTATAATCAAATGAAATAGTATTAATTAATACCTGTCGCGCTAAATCCATATATAATTCAGTAATAACAAAATACATTAAATTCTCTCCATTTGTTCCAAGTCTATTCGCAGATTGTGTACCGCCTAATAACATTCTTTCTGTAGAAAAATCGCCATCAACAAATCCAGACTTACCTGAAAAACCAACAAGCTGGTCACCTGCAACACTAAGACTATTTATTGAAAATATCCTACCTGAACCATCTGGTCTTTTACCAGGCAATTCAATTCCTCTACTATTAATAAACTCCTGAGAATCAAAAATCTTCTTATCTATTACATAATAATTTGCAGAAACAGAATCTTCATACTTTTTATAGATCCATTCTTTTGCACGATGAACTATTGCAATAACTTCTTTCTTAGGTAATTTCAATGGAATCATACATGCACTTGTAATATGAGAATTAATCTCACGTACAAATTCATCCATACATCTTCCTGCTTCTAAAGCACCATCATCATTAATATCTTGATTGCCATTAATATTTGACATAATTATTAGTTCTTATTTTTTCATATTCAATCTTTTCAACATCTTTGTCAAATCTCGAAAGATTTGTAATACGTCCACTTCTATGTATTCCTCCAATCATAAACCCATTCATGATAGACATTTTACCGTCAACATAACAGTCGATTAATTTTGTTGATTCATTAGTATAACAATCAATTATCTTACAATGTGTTGCAACACATGCTGCGAATAAATTACATTCATATACTTCAGCTTCTTCTATATTGCAATTAAACAAATCACATTTTGTAAGAACTCCTCTGATTTTACTATCAATAATATCAATATTTTCAATCTTAAATGATTTACGTAAGTCAGCTCCTTTTAGTTGTAATCTACCTGTATCAGAATTATAGTTAATAACACCGTCATGTAAGTTACATTCATTTAGAAGGCTAAATAATTGGTCTCTGATTTTACCCCAGAATAAGTTGATTCTTCTATCATCCGTATCCATATCAACTAAGAATCCTACATTAGGATAATATTCTTTGAATTTATCAAATGAAAGATATGCTTTTGTTAAATGCTTATAATTATTTAAGATTTGTCTTAACTCTGCATAGTTTTCATCAGTAAATGCTGGGTCTTTTGCAGATTTATAAAGTTCCATAATAAAATGGTCAATTAATCTTAAAATGTCATTTGTACGACGTTCGTATTTGTCACCTCCTAAATATCTAAATTCTAAATAGTTTTTAACTAATTTCTCGAAATTTATTCCATAATATTTTTCACTTGGATAAATGAAATTATAAGGATTAATAAGTCTTACATCATCAAAATAATATTTATCTTTAGGAATAATAAATTTAACCGATTTTGCATATACAGAACCTCTTCTATCTGGGAATAAATCATATATGAATTCTTCATCGAAATCAAGAATAAACTTCAAAACATTTAAATGACTTAAGAATGTTGTACCATGTATTCTATCATCAAATGAAATATTTATATGTATACCGCATTTAGGTCCAGTTTTTCCATTTTCTTGAATCCAATTTAATATCTTAATGAATTCTATTCTTGCATCTTGATAAGGAATAGAACCTGTTACTAATTCTAAAAGCTTTACTCCTCCTGACATATCAGGTTCGATTTTATAATGATCTGCAGTAGGTGAAAAATCACTATGTGATTTACCCTCTATACTAATCTTCTTACCTAATAATCTACTAATTAATGTTCCTGTCTTCTCTGTACTGTGATTACTATAAAATTCAAATTCCATGCCTATTTTGGCAGTTAAAAGGACTTCTGGACTATTATTTTTAAATATCATTTTTTATAAATCTTTTTGCATTTCTGTGAATAATTATATTCTCAATTTTATTACATTTATTAAAAGAAAAAATAAAATTCTTAGATACTTTATAATAATTGTTATTTGTTATAGTTGTATTATAATTTGCAGCCGATGATAAATTACCTCTTAATATTTTATATTCATCTGCTGCTTCTTTACAATAATCCCATTTTTTTATAAAATTACCTTCTAAATCATATTGATATATTAATTTAGACATTGAATTTTTTATGCCAGTTCTTTTTTTTGCTTTTTCACTCATCATCTTCTTACTAGATAATTTGTGTTTTTTACCAAACATACCATTCTTTTCACCTACAGCATTTTTAATACCATCACCACCAGAAGTAGAATTTGTTAAGTTATATATTTCATTATAGAATTTAATCCAGTATATTTCACGTTGCTCCCGATTATATTCAGAACATTTTTCTATTATTTCTATAATAGGTTTAATATTTTTTGATAATAATGAACATATCCACTTTTCCTTTTTTGTTTTACTATTTTTCAAAGACATCCTAATATGACAAATTAACCTTTTATTTATATCAATCTTTTTAGTCTTACCGATATACTTTATTTCATTTGTACGAGGGTCTATTAACTTATAAATTTTAAACATATAATATATATCAATAGAATTCTAATTCTGTGACGATTTATATATTTGTCAAACGACTAGACATAAGAAGGAGTTGAGAATTTCTCAACTCCTAGTTAAATATATTATACTAATTTAAGGAATACTTTCTTAGTAAGTGCGTCAATCCTAGTAATGTTTACTTGAATTACCTGACCTTCTTCGAATGTCTTTTCAGCAAATTCACTTTGATGTAAAAGTCCGACTATTTCATCTTCTAATTTAATAAAGGCACCATATTCTTTAATCGCTGTGATAGTTCCTTGAACTTCACAAGGTACAGTATATCTTTCATTAATATCTGACCATGGATCATATTTAATAACCTGTGTAAGAATAATCTTTTTAGTACTAATAATTTCTTTAACAAAGAATTCAATTTCATCACCAGGTTTAATAGACTGAGATAAATGTTTTTCTTTCCAATCATCTGTTAAATCAGTAACTAATATCATACCTGTTAAGCAATCATTAAATTCACAGAATATACCATACTTCGTAGTACCTGTAACGAATCCACTAACAGTCTTCGACATATTAGCTTGTAATTCTTCAATTTTTGATGGAATAAGAGTTCTAAGATAATCACGATGAGATACAACAATGTTGCCTCTTTCAAAGTTAACTGGTTTAACTAATAACTCTCTACCTAATAGAACACTAAAATCATGTAATTTATTTACACCTGCTAAAGATCCTGGCATGAATGATTCAATATCGTCTATATTTACAATATAACCACCTGCTACAAGTCTATCAACTCTACCCATATACGCAACATTTGTGCCTATTGAATCAAGAATTTCTTTTTCTTTCATTGCATTTACACCATCAGTAAATG